ATAATTCCTCTAAATCCATAGCATCTGCTTTCACTCCAGACTGTTCATATAATACAGTAAGCCAATCTTGAATTACCTCATGCATTGCAGTGCCAAAAGTAAAATGAATAGACTGTTCATTTTGATAGTGTCCATCTTTATACTGAAGTGCCCACTTGTGTGGGCAACTTCTATACATAGACATTTGTGAATAAGAAATGGTTTTTTGGTAGGCGTAATTTACCTCAGGTAATTCCTTATTTTGTATCTCCTTGAGTATTTGGGGCTTCTTGGCCATATATTTTTTCTAATTTTTCTAAGTAAAGTACAGCATCCATAAGTTCCTCTTTCATATGAGTAATCCACTCATTAAATTTTAGATCTTCACGATCCATGTTAACACCATACTTTTGCTCACCCATTTTAGAGCGAACCTTAAATTGTTCTATTACCGAGGTGACTATGCTATCCATTATTTAAATAACTCTTTTATTTCTTTATCTTGTAGTCCCTGTTTTTGGAGGGCTTCTTCAATATACTCTTTATCAAGTAAATCCACCCAACTTGCAGCCTGCCTAGTAGATACTTCATATAAAGAAGCAATGGTTTCTAATAATTTTTTATTAGGTTGTTTCATTTGGGGTTTAATATATTTTAACCAAACATTTTGTTTGGGAAGTAAATTACAATACAATCTATAATATTTTTTCTTATCAGTATAAGGAACAGTTTGTACATAATTTATCAACTCTATAAAAGGTTGATGCATAGATAGAAAACGATTAACCATATAGGGATTAAAGGATTCCTTCTCCTTATCGGAAAAGGAATCCCAATCTCGTTTCTTACCTGTTAACTCTTTGAGCCAATCAAAAAGTGTCATACTCTTCTCTCAATTCAGGAGGGAGAGCTTCAGCAAAAATCTTTCCAGTGTTAGGATCGTAAAACACAGGAATAGGTAAAATAGCATCCTCACCTCCAGTAATGAAACGGGAAACTTTTCTCAAAACAAATCCTTGTTGGAAAATTTGTCCCTCAGAATCGTTAGGAATAAGGGTGGTTTGCCCCAAATCAACTTGAGGTTGGGGGGCCATTTCTGATTTCTTCATAATCTATTGTTTTAATTTCGTTACAAAAATAATATTCGTTTTCTTTTTTAAGCACAGTATCACAGTGCCAATATTTTTTTAATATGTTAGGGTCTAGTTTATCAGTAACCTTAGTGGTACGATACAACATAAACATTCTATCTCCAAATTGTATTATATCTTTATACAACAACCTTGCCAGAGATTTCAAGTAGTTTAGAAATACATGCCATTATGTTAATCTCTTTATCAATTCGAAAGTTTGAATGGTACATATATTCTTCAATAATAATAATTGCTTCTCCAGAACGTGATGTATATTCGTCCATACGCTCATATAAAACTTTATACAGCGCTTCAAAATCATTTACATTGGAATCCGCAATTACTTGCCTTATTTGCTTAAATGACTTTTTATTAGGCAGTAATTCAATTACTTTATCAATGTAATTAGATGATACAAGTGTTTGTTTATCTAATTCTAACTCACCATCTTTAACACTCATTTGACATACGTTAAGCATTTTACGTACGTCTGGGTAGTATTGATTTACAAGATCTTTAAGGTGGTCGGTGCTATGTTGTACTCCTTCTTTAGATAAGATTTCAAAAATATGCTTAGCAACTTCACCTTTACTAGGGGGCACAATTTTAAGTACTTGGCAACGTGATTGTAGAGGATCAATAATACGTTCTACATAATTGCAAGTTAAAATAAACCTAGTGCTTTTAGAGAACGTTTCAATAACATTCCGGAGAGAAGCTTGCGCCTGGATAGTAAGAAAATCAGCCTCATCCAAAATAACCACTTTAAGTGGTTTAAACGACATTGTACTAGCAAACCCCGATACTTTATCTCTAATTGTTTCAATACCCCTTTCATCAGAGGCATTAATATAAAGGTACTCACAATTAAGATTCTTAACCAGAAGTTTGGCGAGCGTAGTTTTTCCTGTACCAGCGGGTCCATAGAAGATCAAGTTTTGAATATCGTTCTCTTCTAAATATCGCTCAACAATGCCTTTAAGGTGTTCATTACCTACATAATTTGTAAGTATACTAGGACGATATTTTTCTACCCACAGACTATTTTCCATTATATTCCTTGTTTAAATTCTCCATAAAAACTATACTCACGGATAGGTTCTTGTTCAACTTCTACTTCAACTCTATCTACAGCATACAAAGCACTACCAATAGGGTCAAGATAAAATGCTTTATTAAATTTAGTTTTTTGAAAGTATGCTTCTAAAGTATCAGTAAGTGATTCATAAACTTCCTCACCACTAGTAAGGGACCACCGGTCTCCCGGTGGTACCCTTTTAGCGATGAGTTGTTTTTGCTCTACTGTTTCGAATTCAGCCATTAACTAAAATTAAAACATTCCAGGCATAGTTCCAACCTCATCTTGGTTTTCTTGAGGTTTATTAACTACAGTACACTCTGTAAGAAGAATTGTACCTGCAATTGAAGCTGCATTTTCAAGAGCACAACGCGTAACCTTGGTAGGATCAATAATTCCTGTATCTAAGAAATCACTAAACTTACCAGTTTTTATGTTATAACCAGTGCCAATTTTACTTCCTGAAGTGACACTAAATTCAATTCTAGAAGCGTCTTCAACACCTGCATTATTAAGGATTTGTTTAAATGGCTTACGAAGAGCAGATTTAACAATGGAACAACCAATTTTTTGATCGTTATTTTCCATATTAACTTCACACTCTACATTGTGGGCTGCTCTAAGAAGAGCTAAACCGCCACCAGGAACAATACCTTCTTCAATAGCTGCTTTAGTAGCTTGAAGAGCATCATCAACTCTATCTTTACGTTCTCTCATTTCGGTTTCGGTGTTACCCCCAACATGAACAACAGCTACACCCCCAGTAAGTTTAGCAAGACGTTCTTGGAGCTTTTCAACCTCAAACGGGGAAGTAGAGTTTTCAATTTGTGCCTGGAGTTCAGTGCAAAGGCGCTCAATGGCTTCTTCTTCACCAGCACCATCAACAATAGTGGTCTGTTCTTTAGTAACAGTAACAGTACGGCACTCACCTAACCAATTGAGATCAAACTTTTCAAGCTTCATGCCCTTATCCTTATCAACAACAGTACCACCAGTAAGAGTAGCCATATCATTCATAAGCAGGGTACGACGATCACCAAAATCAGGGGCTTTAACAGCACAAACGTTAAGAATACCTCTCATTTTATTAACAATAAGAGTAGCAAGTGCCTCACCATCAATATCTTCAGCAACAATAAGAAGTGACTTAGCTTGTTGAGAAAGGTTCTCAAGAAGTGGAAGCAAATCTTTTACAGTAGTAATTCTACCGTTATAGAAAAGAATTGCAGTATCTTTAAGCACACAACTCATATTATCGTTATTAGTTACAAAGTAGGGAGACTTGTAACCACGATCAAATTGGAGGCCCTCTACTGTTTCAAGGTAAGTTTCACCTGTGCGTGATTCTTCGATAGTTACTACACCGTCACGCCCAACTTTTTCCATAGCAGTAGCAATTAATTCACCCACTTCTTCATCATTGTTAGCGGAAATAGTGGCTACTTGACGAAGTTGTTGTTCGTCCGAAATATCTTGGGAAATCTCTCTGAGGTAATCGACATGTTCTTTAACACATTTATCAATACCACGTTTAATTTCTACAATGTTGTGACCCTTATCACTGTAACGCATACCAGCATTTACAATTTCACGAGCTAACAAAGTAGAAGTTGTAGTACCATCACCTGCTTGATCAGCGGTTTTAATAGCGGCCTGCTTTACCATTTGGGCACCTGTATTCTCAACAGTGTCTTCAAGCTCAATAGCTTTAGCTACAGTTACACCATCTTTAGTACTTTGGGGAGTGCCCTGTTCATTTTGAATAACTACATTGCGACCATTAGGTCCTAATGTAGTTACAACGGCATCTGCAAGTTGGTTAACTCCGTCAATCAACTTTTTACGGGAGTCATCCCCGTAATTTACAATAGTTATTTTACTCATTTTTCAATAATTCCTAAAATTTTATTTTCTTCAATCATATAATATTCTTCTCCTTCATGGTCTACTTTAGTAGGACCTAATTGAGGGAGTAATACAATATCTCCTATCTTAACAGTGGTTTCAATAAAAGTACCCATGCCCGAATAATAACCGGGACCAACAGAGATAACTTCACCCTTAAGATTTTTTTCTTTACCCATATCAGGAACAATGATATTCCCATGGGTACTTTCTTCTTCTTCGATGGGCTTTACAATAACCCCATTAAATAATGCTTTTACCATTACAAAAAGTGTTGTTTAAATTCGTTTTTAATATTTTCAAGTTCAATAATATAATCCTTAATACTATTATAAGACTTTTGCTTAACCATATGATCAGCAATACGGGTTAGTGCTTTACCTAGGCTACTAAAATGGCCAATACATGAGTCATATGGCTTACCACTATCAGGCATGACTCC